GCTACCGGCTACACGCCGCGCTTATCAGTCACGCTCGACGATCAAACGCCAAAGGACGGAACATTCACGATCAGCAACGGTGATGATTCTTATATTGTCTCTGGTGCCGGCACGACGGCGGCAAATGGCCAATATGATTTAATTGAAACGCAGTTTAACAATCATCCAGTTTGGCAGTATTCAAACAATGGCACGCTGTATTTCATACGCCGCGAGACACATGGCGAGCATAACGTTTGGCATATTGTGCAAGCTGACAGCGCAACTCAAACTCCTGCCAATTTATACCTATACAGCGATGGCAATGCCGGATCTGGTCCAAACCTTACTGGCTGGACTGTTGACGATGACGGCGCAGCAGATGCACCAACACTCACTCTGCTGATCGCGACAACTAGCCTACTTGATTACGATGCATCTTCGACTGAAATTGAAGCCGCATTAAATGCCTTGCACAATAATCAAGGACCAGGCTACAGCACAGTCAGCGTAGACAAGTTTGGCAATGGTGCTTTCAGCGTGCGATTTGACGAACTCGGAGTGCAGGAATTATTGACTGCCGACGTTTCAGCGATTCGGCCTATTTCTAGCGTGAGCGTTTCGCGCATTGTTAGCGGCAACGCTACTAAGCACGAAGAGCAGTTGATATTGATTAATGCTGATGCGCTAGTGCAGACAACCTCTGGCGTAGAGATTACCAATGGATGGACTGTTACCATTGATGCGACTGGCACAGAGATCCTTCGAGCAATTACAGCAGCACAGGGCGACATCAGCGAGAACTTTACAATTGAAATCGTGGAAGACTCCACACAACGCGTAGACGTCGTGGCTAAAGGCCCGGTGATCCTACTCGCTGACCATTAAACTTGACACAATAACACTATATATCATGGGCATCCAAACATCTACTCACTCAAGCGGCGCTTGCCGTGCAATCACACCAAATGACGGAGCTGACTTGCCGCTTAACGTTTGCCGGGCAATCTATGCCGGTGTCGGAGGTGACATTTCAATTGTCGATCTATCTGGAGAGACTGTTGTTTTCTCTGGCGTTTTGGCTGGCTCAATTCTGCCGGTCCAAACTTCTCGCGTTAATGCAACAGGAACCACAGCGTCATTGCTAATCGCGCTTTATTAAATGCAAAAATGCCCAAACATAGGGATTGGCATAGGGTTATCGCTTCGCACGCAAATATCCGAAGTTCCATCTGGTGTATTTAATTACCTACGACCTGATGGACTATCATTGTTCCGCAGGCCAGACGGCACATCACTATATAAACGACCACTTGGATCTTAACCTAAAACATTATGGCAGACTTAACAGTATCAACGGATATAGACACTCTACTACAGAGTGGCTCTAACGCAGCAGCACGGACCAACCTAGGACTCGGCACAGCGGCCACCACGGCAGCGACGGACTACGCTACGGCAGCACAGGGCGCAACAGCTGACTCAGCACAGCAGCCACCAGTAGAAGGTCCTTTTGTCGATGGCGACAAGACAGACTTGGACGCTAACACTACAAAGCTTGCAGGAATCGAAACTGGTGCGGAGGTCAACACGATCAACACTGCACTTGCTGGCGAACCAACTGGCAGCGACCTAGTCCTGAATGCCGTCAGTCTTACTCAAGCTGAGTATGATGCTGGCACACCAGTCGCTACTACATTCTACATCATTACTTAAAGTATGGCTTTATCACTCGGCAGTGCATTAGCGACTAAAGTATATCTTGGTGCGACTGAGGTCAGCCTAGCATACCTTGGTGCAACACAGGTATATACAAGCTCTGCTTTCTCGGCAGAAGCACAGGACTACTTTGACCGCTTGGACACTGCGGGTGATACCACATACGTTGACTACAAGCAGCCACTAGCTAACTACATTGATAGTCTAGTAACGCTCGGTGGTGCATATTGGGACGATCTGGAATCTGCTGCATCCTTTGTGGGTGTAGGCATACAAGGTGTCACGGTTCCGTTGAAGTCCACAATGCCCACTCTAACCAACAACAACTTTGTTGCAGGTGACTTGAATACACTGACTGGACTATTGTGCGATGGTCCCTCTAAGAGAATCAGAACTAACACAGATCAATCAAATTACGCACAGAATGACACTTCAGCCAGTACATACAGAACACAAACTGTAAGCGGAACCAATCCTTTTTACTTTGGAACAAACCTCGCAAATGGCTTTGGGGCTAGGGGCAGCTTCATTACTGCCTGTTACGGTGGGCAAGCTGTAACTGGAAGTGCTTCTACTACCGTTGGTCTCTTGGGACTTTCTCGCTCGGCTTCGACAGGCTACGACTACCGATCAAATGGGACAACTGGGACACGCACAACAGCATCGGTTACGCCAGCTGCTGGCAATCTGGATATATTTGCTATTAACGGGACAACAAATGGTTCGTTCCGTCTAGCAACCTACCACGCAGGCACTGCACTTAACCTTGCTACCTTAGAGGGCTTGCAAGACACCTTAATCTCTGAAATCGCAGCAATTTAATTATGACCCCATCAGAATACCTAGCTACTAATCCTACGGCTGAAGAACACAGCTACAACTATCTTCTGATCCCAGCAGAACTGCGGGACTCAATGCTAGCAAAACAGGACACCTTGACTACGCACAATCACATCAGCCCAGTGCTGTTGATTGACGGACGCTACGGTGCTTGCTGTGACCTTTACACAGAGGTCGGCGTAGGCGGTATCTACCACGAACTGTGGGAGATGCTTGACCAAGCTAAACTGGAAGAATGCGAAGTCGTAGACAAAGCTGCATTCCTGGCACTACTACCACCTGACCCAGAAATTGAAGAAGTATGATGCACGACCTTATCTACAAATCAACCATAGGGACAGGTGGCTTTATCGCTACTATCGAACTCGGTCAAATTAACGAACTTCTAGGGCTAGTTGTGGGTCTTGCTACTCTAGTCTATATGACTGCCTCAGCAGTCAAGGTAATCAAGGAACTCATAAATAAAGATTAATATGACACCAGAACTGATAGCAATGCTAGGAGGCGGCGTAAGCGGCTTTGTGATGAAAATGATAGCGGCACAGGCCGACAATCAGGCTCGTCTCTTTGAGCGTATGATTGCCCGTCAGACAATAGCGGACGAATCAGCGGACAAGGCAGCAGCTCGTGGTGGTGTCTATATGCGTCGAGTTATTACATTTTCTGTCATCTTTGCCATTGTTCTGGCGCCATTCGTTTTTGCATTTACTGGCATAGGTGTCAGCATTCAGACAGAATCAAAAGGCTTTCTAGGGCTATTCAAACACTTAGAATGGTCCACTGTCCAAGGTTTTGTGATCCTACCGGAGATCCGCCAGACAGCTTTAGCCATCGTAGGGTTCTACTTTGGTTCCTCCCAAGTTAAATGAGTCGCTTTGTAAACGAGCTTAATGCTCGGATATCAAAGCAAATGCGCGGCAAGAAGTTTACACGCGTTGCGATACTTGATGACGACTTGTGCTACCAGTCAGACATCGCCGGTGATGTCATCGTGCCGCTCGGCTTCGCATCAGATGGCGCCAGCGTGCCACGATTCTTGTGGTCCATGTTTCCACCCTTCGGCAGATACCTGGAGGCGGCGATCGTGCATGACTGGTTCTGCGTGACGCGTGCAGTGGACAGCGTTACGGCGGCCAAAGTCTTTCGCGAAGCAATGGAAGTCTGCGGCATTGGCAAGTGGCGGCGTCGAAATATGTATTGGGCAGTTAGACTCAGCGGTCCAAAGTTCCAAAAAACGGACAAACATGGACAGTAGGCCCGGCGCAAAATGGAATATTTACTATATACCAAGCACTTACAGAATCACGCTCGACACTTTTTGGAGTCGAACAATGGGACCAAACATACGCCAATAAGGCTATATTTTTTTTAGTGGTAAAAATATTAAAGTGGACAGAAGTGGACACTAAATCAAAGTCTAAAAATAAGTCGTTGACTATCATGCACTTAAGAAACTATGTTCGACTCTCCTATGCTCCACCAAGGGTTTTTTTATAAATTAAAATATCCCATAAGTCGTTGATTATTAGTGTTATCTGGGAAAGTTGAAAAAACGGGATTTGTCCAATTATGTTGACTTTAAGTGCAAAAGTGGACAAAAGTGGACAAATGGAAAAGGCCCCATCGTTCCGAAACTACGACAAATCCAAGCGCGCGAATCCGTATGGCTGGGATTATTATCTGCATGGCAAGCGGATGCGCGTGACATTCAAGACCAAGGCCGAGAAGACTGCTTACCATAAAGAGTTTACCCGCAAGTGGTATGGCGACCGCGATGCGCTGCTGAACTTTGATGCGATTGAATACCGACGCGTGCAGTCGCTGATCCATTCGGCCGGATCGATCAATGCAATTGAGAGTGCGGTGCGCATCCACCGTGACGAACTGAGCCAGCACCAGCTCCGACTCTCCGATGCCATTGCCATGCGTGTGCAGGATGTGGTGCGCCGGGGCATTAATCCATACCGAGACGAGCTGCACTGCAAACGTATCCTGGAACACTTTGGCGACATTAAGCTTGAGGAGTTTAAGCCACTGGAGGTCTCGCGCTGGGTCAATGGCCTGCCATATAATTACATTACCAAGAAGGGCCACTTGAAGGCGCTGAATGCCTGCATCAATTGCGCAGTGCGTTATGGTAAGCTAAACCATAACCCGATCCAGTCCGTGACACTAGAGCGCAGTCGGGTCGAGATCACTGAGCGCGACATCGTGGAGCCTAGAGACTTGCACCGGCTACTGCTGGGCGTTGCATACGAGTCTAAGGATCGTCCATTTGCTGCGGTCTTAGCTTTGCTATTCTTTACTGGTATGCGCGTATCGCTGCTGGCACCAGGGACGGACAAGCGCAAGCGGGGCGAATACATCACCGCTGACATGATCAATGCCAAGCGGCGCGAGATACACATACCGGCACGGGTCACCAAGACGCAGCGCTCACTACTCATCTCCGAATCAAATCACATCAAGCACCTCTGGCCGTTCTTAGAGGGTGTGGACTTGCAGACGCCAATTGGCCAGACGACGTTTAACGATCAGCGCGCAGAATACTGCGAGCGCTACGGCGTGCAGTGGTCGCCAAACTTGCACCGGCGATCGTGCGCGTCTTACTATGCGGCGCTGTGGGGCAAATCAATGGCGGCCGAGCTGCTGGGCAATAGTCCAGACATGATCGCCAGTAATTACCAGACTGGTACATTTAAAGAGAAGGCCGAAAAGTACTTTGGTAACGACTTGGACCACTTGGATGACGGTGGACACACTGCGGCCAAACGTTAATCAAAGATCGCGGCAAATATTCGCCAGGCGGTGGATCATCTCTCTGATGTCGTCATTGGCTAGTGCTGCTTGCTCGATGTCAAACAAGCACTCTTTAGTGCTCGCCAATGATTTGCGGGTGGACTTCCCGGCAGATGGGCATTGGCCAGGTCTCAAGAAGTCGCCATCTTTAATAATAGACTTAAACACACCACGCTGAAACTCAAACTCTGCTGGCGTGTGATCTAGTAAATATGCGGAGAGTAATTCTCGCGCGGCCTTTTCATCGAACAATACGGAGATGGCGCCGACTGTTTCTTTAGTCACCATGCGGCTGCCATTAAGGATACGCGACACTTGAGCGGGCGAGATGCCAGCGATATCGGAGAGCATCTTAGAATTGATGCGACTACTGTCCGTTAGCAATCTTAAGAGTTTCTGTGCGAAGTGATTCAACTTCTTATTAATATATTAAAAAAATACGCAAAATAAGTGATTATCTTATTGACGATAAGTAAATTTATTACCAGTTTGGAATTTAATGGAACAAATCAATATAACTAAGGAGAACCTCGATAGTCTAAAAAAATTAAGTCAGATGACTGGTGATGCCAGTATTGATAAACTGGTCGGCATTGCGATCAGTGCATTGATTGATGGTGCAGAAAACGGTGCGCTTTATCATTTGATCAATCAGGACGGCGACTAGGGTCGATGTCTTGCGCTATGTAGCGTGGGATCTCATTGCGAAGCACCAGCTCCATGATCTTGTTGCGACTGCGGTCGCACCGCTTAGCTAGTTTCTCGATGTCTCGTATGAGCTTTTTATCGATAGCGATGGTAGTGACTTGTATGTTGGCTGCTCTTTGATTTGGCATATATAGGGTTGGTTATTTATTGATTGAGATGCATGGGTACATCATTTTGTAGAGTAGAAGCCTATTACACCTATAATGTAAGTCAATTTAATTAATACTATTAATTTTACTACAGTAAAAAAGACTAAGTAAAAATACACCCAACACGCTAGTGAATACCGGGTGACCAGGTAATTGTCTGGCGTTTATTTATTTTAAAAAAAACTGCGAATCTGAAATATAAAATTTGACATAGGTGTATTGCACCTACAACGTTTCAATATGAATCAATTAATTAAAAATACATTATGTTTTATCTTAGCCGGCACTTACTCGGCCCTTGCAGCGTATATCGCGTTCAACTTTTTAGTCTAGGTGTATCGCACCTAACACAATAAAAATACAACTAAAACATACAATGACCATTAAAGAAGTAATCAGAGACGCCGAGGAGCAGATCGAATACATACTCGATCAACTCGAAACCAGCCACAACGTGCGAGCCTACAGCATCCGCATTACATCAAACCGAGGCGAAGATGCTGAAGTGATGATTACGGAGGACCACAGTGGCGGCCGCAATTAATTAACCTGGGCGTAACTTACTAAAACATAAAACAACTAACTATGATTAATCTACAATCTATTACACAAGGCGCACGGCTACGCGCGCCACGTATCATATTACTCGGCGTCGAGAAGATCGGCAAGAGCACCTTCGCAGCAGGATCAGCTAAGCCGATCTTTCTGCCAGTTCGCCAAGAAGAGGGCATAGACTCACTCGACGTGGCAAAATTTCCCACTCTCAAATCTTTCGCTGAGGTACGTGAAGCACTCAGCACACTGGCCAAAGAGGACCACGACTTTAAGACTGTGGTGATCGACAGCGCCAGCGCATTGGAGCCGGTGATCTACAGCGATGTCTGCCAGACTGAAAAGGCAACAAGCATCGAGAAGGTCGGCGGCGGCTACGGTAAGGGCTACACTGAAGCACTCAGCCGGTGGCGCGAGCTGATGCAGGCGCTCGACTATCTTCGCGAAGCTAAAGGCATGGCCAGCGTGATCATCGGCCACGTTAAGGTGAAGCGCTTCGACGATCCACTCAACGAGTCTTATGACCAGTTTCAGTTCGACGTGAACGACAAGGCAAGCGCAGCAATGTTTCGCTGGGCCGATTTCATCGGCTTCGCGAACACTAAAACCTTCGTCAAAAAGGAGCAATCTGGATTTGGCGCAGAAAAGGGTAAGGCAATCGATGCCGGCGCGGGTCAGCGTTATTTGTTCTGCCAAAAGTCGCCTGCTTTTCCAGCCGGTGGCCGTGGACCCTATGGCAAGTTACCAGATGACATTCCACTTGATTGGAAAACTTTCTCCGATGCGGTCGCCACTGTGTCTAAATAATCACCATCACTAACACTAATAATAAAATATACTATGAGCATATTTGGAACAACAGGCTTTGATGCCACTAAAATCGAAGTCAACGACAATGACTTTTCACCACTCGCGCCAGGCAAATATAACGTTATCATCAGCGATGCCAGCGTTAAGCAAACCAAGTCAGGCACTGGTCAGTATCTATCAATTCAGTTTACAGTAACTGGCGAGCAAGGACGTGATCGCCGGGTATGGACCAACTTGAATCTGGTCAACCCAAACCCAGTCGCAGTCGAGATCGCTCAGAAGGATCTGGCCAACATCTGCACAGCCGCAGGAATCAAGGGCTTGCTAACTGATGAGCAGCAACTACTCGGCAAGGCACTCGCCATCAAGGTGGCAGTCGATGGCGACCGCAACAACGTTAAAGGATACAGCGCAGTCGGAGCCATTACCCCTACAGCTCCAAGTGCGCCAACCATGACTACCACCCAAATACTAGAGCCTGCAATCGCTTCATCTGACGATGACATGCCTTGGGGCTAGGGTGTATCGCACCTAACACGTTAAGGCGGCAGGTCCGAACCCTGCCGCTTTAATACCACCTAATTAATTAATCAATACAATGACACTATTGATCACACTCACACTCTTTGCAGTTCTCTTAATAATTGGCCACCGCAGAGCCGTAAGAAGGGCAAACTACTGGCAAGCGGTCAAAGCATGGTGCCGCGTGGATAATACGAAAACTAAAGGGCGCCACAATGGATAAGACTAGCGCGCAGCCATCACCCGATAAGGTCCACGCCGAGCGCGAGGAGCAGACAATAGCAGCCACCACTCACATCAACCCCAGAGCAGCCAAGCGTTGCTGGACACCTCAAGAGGCGAGGGCGTTCAACGCTTGGGATAAATAACCACCAACCAAACGCACAATGGAATCATCACTATTTAAACCATCCTCACACACCGTACTCACGCGCGGTCTAAACGCCATGACCAGAGCATGCGAAGCCCAGGAGACTCTTATCGAAGTTATCAAGGCTGAACTGGCTGAGACTAAACAGCGCTGCGATGAGCTGGTCGCACGCAACGCCAAATTGGAAGAGCGCCACATCATCAACCAAAACTAGGCGCCGGCGAAGGACATTTTTAAAAACATACTACATGCTAACACCACGACCATACCAGAAGGAAGCGCTCGACACACTCGACAAGCATCTGCGCTCTGGTAAAGGGACATCTCCATGCATTGCCATTCCCACCGGTGGCGGCAAGTCACTGGTGATTGCGATGGCGATTCAACGCTGGCGGGCCAATCATCCTGGGCTACGGGTCTGCGTGCTCCAGCACCGCAAGGAATTGGTGCAGCAAAACTCCGAAGAGTTTCAAGGTATTGCACCAGACTGCGCGGTCGGGATCTATGCGGCCGCACTCAAGCGACGCGACACCGAGCACAAC